TGGCTTGAGGACTTCGCGGCGTACGGCATCGCTACGTTCGTCTGGGTTCCGAGCGACTGGGAAACGGTCAAGGGGGTGCTTGCATGAGCGACGCGGCGATGACGATGACGGAGTTCGAGGCTGCGCTCGCGTCGCTCTCGAAGCTGCTGGTCGAGACAGCTCACGACCTGGAGCGCGCGGAAGCCCAGCTCGACGACGTGATGACCGCGCTCGCCAAACTGCTGTTCGCCGTCGATCAGCAGTCCTGGCCGATGATCCATGCCGCCGTGCGCGATGCCAACCGCGCCATGCTCGGCGCGCGTGACGAGCGGGCCGCGCGATGATTGCCTTCGCCGTCTACGTCGGCACTATCGTCGCGGCGAACGTCGCGATCACCTACCTGGGACTGGTGCCGGTCGGGTTCGGACTCCTGGCACCGGCTGGCGTCTACTTCGTGGGCGTCTCGTTCACGGCGCGCGACATCGTCCAGGATCAACTCGGCCGATGGTGGACGATCGGCGCCATCGTTCTCGGCGCGGCGCTCTCTGCGCTCCTGTCGCCGTCGCTAGCGTTCGCTTCCGGCGCGGCGTTCCTGGTGTCCGAGTCGCTCGATATGGCCGTCTACACGCCACTCCGTTCTCGGCACTGGCTCGGAGCGGTCGCGGCGTCGAACACGGTCGGCCTCGTCGTGGACTCGGCGCTGTTCTTGTGGCTCGCGTTCGGGTCACTCGACTTCCTGGCCGGGCAGATCGTGGGCAAAGCCGAGATCACGGTACTCGCGGTCGTCGTGCTCTCGGCGTGGCGTTCACAACGTCGCCGAGTGGTCGAAGCGTGATGTATCTGTCACCGTGGAGCGGGGCGATGCGGAAGTTTCGCCATCCGCGACTCGGCGCGATCGTCACGCCGTCGAGCGACCGCGGCCTGCCGCTAGCGACGGCATGGGCGGCGGATAATGGCTGCTTCAGCCAGGGCGACCGTTTCGACCTGTCGCGATTCTACGACTGGCTCGACGGCAAGGCGGAGCATCGAGCGGACTGTCTGTTCGCCGTAGCGCCCGACGTCGTTGGCGACGCAGCATCTACCTGGACGCGCTCCGCGAGCGTTCTCTCCGAAATCCGCGCGCGGCGCTTCCCTGCTGCCCTGGTCGCTCAGGACGGTTTCGACGCAGGACGTGTCGACTGGGATGCGTTCGACGCGCTGTTCATCGGCGGCGCGAAGCGCATCCCCGAGTGGAAGCGGTCCGAGGCCGGCGGCTACGCGGCGATCGCCGAGGGCAAGCGGAGGGGCAAGTGGGTCCACGTCGGGAGGGTCAACGGCGGAGCGTATCTGCGTAACCTGGCCGACGCCGGCGCCGATTCGGCCGACGGCACCAAGTTGAAGTTCGGGCCCGATCTGAACTGGCCGCTCGTCTGCCGCTGGCTCGATAGCTTCGCTGGGCGGCCGTCCCTGGAGTTGTTCCGATGAACGATGATCTGCTGGTATATGACGACGTAGGTACATACCACTACGTCGCGCTGATCGACGACGGCTGGTGGCGCTGGCCGGCCGAGGCTCACGGCTGGGCGCGGCGCGCTCGCTGCCAGCCGAGCTACGTCGACCGGTGCGAAGAACTGCCGCCGCGTAACGCCGCGCTCGCGCTGCGCCTGTCGGGGGTATCGCTGTCGTGAGGGGGAGGGGCTGGTAGCGATGTATCAGTCGGTCGAGACGCGCAGCGGTGAGACGGTCGTCGTGCAGACCGAGGCGGACGGCTCGATCAGCCTGCTGGTCGGACGGACCGGCCTCTACGTGCTCGCGAGCCTGGGGCCGGACGAAACCCGGTGTGTTCGCGCGGTGCTCCTGGAAGCTCTCCGTGCGCTGGCACTGGCCGACGTGACGCGAGCGACGGTGACCCCGCCATGAGCGACGAGCAGCAGCGAGCCTGGCGTAATCGCATCGTCCGCTCCGGCGACGCCGCGCTTGACGAGATCGTCGCGAATCCCGCGAACTGGCGCACGCACCCGAAGCACCAGGCCGACGCGCTCTCGGGCGTGCTCTCGGACGTCGGCTACGTTCAGCAGGTCGTCATCAACGAGCGCTCCGGCCGACTGGTCGACGGCCATCTGCGCGTGGCGCTCGCTACGCAGCATGGCGAATCGTCGGTGCCGGCCGTCTGGGTCGACCTTGATGACGGCGAGGAACGGCTGATCCTTGCCACGCTCGATCCGCTCAGCGCGCTCGCCGAGACCGACGCCGCGCAACTCGCGGCGCTCCTGGCGAGCGTCTCGCCGTCGGATGATGCGCTGGCGGCCATGCTGGCGACGCTGGCGCGAGATGCCGGGATCACACCGCCCGATTTCGGGCCGGTCGGGATCGACGAGCAGGGGCGACTCGACCAAACGCAGATGGTGACCTGTCCGGATTGTGGGCATGTGTTCAGTCGTTCGTGATCTCCGCGTTGACTGGTGCTCGTTTGACGCAGCGAAGTATGCCGTCGAGCAGTGGCATTACTCGCGTGCGATGCCGACGCCGCCTCTGGTCCGGGTCGGGGTCTGGGAAGCCGGACAGTTTCGAGGGTGTGTCTTGTTTTCGAGGGGCGCGAACAATCATATGGGCGTACCGTTCGGATTGCGCGTCACCGAAGTCTGCGAGTTATCACGTGTGGCGCTCGGTCAACACCGGGCGCCGACGTCGCGAGTGGTCGCTATCGCTCTGCGGTTCCTCAAGGCGCGCGCTTTGAGTCTGCGTCTGTGTGTTTCGTACGCTGACCCAAATCGGGGGCATCACGGCGGGATCTATCAGGCTGGCGGTTGGGTCTATACCGGCCAAACGCCGGCCAGTTACAAGTATCAAGATGCTTACGGTCGGGTCTGGCATCAACGACAGGTAAGCGTGTCGGGCGTGAAACCTCAATATGGAACGCTGCGTCGCGTTCCGAGGCTGCGCGAATGTGTGAAGTTGCCAGAGATGGGCAAGCATCGCTACCTCATGCCCCTTGACGACGCGATGCGGACGCAGATCGCGCCGCTCGCGCAGCCGTACCCCAAGCGTGCGAAGCATCCTAGCGATGCGCCGTCTGTCCAGGACGGAGAGGGCGGGGCAGCACCGACCCGCACGCTCCGAGAGAGCGCCGTCTGATGGCTAGGCCGACGAAGCTCACGCCACAGGTCGAGGCCGCGATCATGCAAGCGCTGCGTGGCGGCATGACGCGCACGGCGGCGGCCGAGTCGAACGGCATTCCGCGCGAGACGATGTCCCGCTGGATGGCGCGTTTCGTCACGTTTCGTCACGCGGTTGCCACTGCAGAGGCGCAGGCCGAGGTCCGCGCGACGATCACGCTGCGGCAGGCCGGCGAGACCGACTGGCGCGCGGCATTAGCCTGGCTCGAACGGCGCCGCTCGGCCGACTGGGGCAAGGTCGATCGTCTCGAAATCGTCGCTTCCATCCGCCGCTTAGTCCAGGAGGCCGGGCTCGGCCCCGAGGTCGAGGAGGAAGCGGTCGCCGAAGCGCAGGCGGTCATACGGGCGGTGCGCCATGTTGGCCGTTAGTCCGGCCGAGGCGGCGATCGCGCTGCCGGTCGTGCGCCGATTGATCGCCCGCCGTCAGGCCGAGGTCGCGGCCGCCATCGCCGGGCGCGACCTCTCGGAGCCGTGGACGCCGTACCCGCACCAGATCCCGCCAGCGGGCGACGACTGGGATCTCTGGCTCCTGCTGGCCGGGCGCGGGGCCGGCAAGACCGACGCCGCCGCCTCGTACACCGACGCGCACGTCAACGGGCCGCCGTGCCTGCCGGGCCTGCCGGGCGGCCACCGTGTCGCGATCGTCGCGCCGACCCACGGCGACGCGGTCGAAGCCTGCGTCAACGGCCCGTCGGGGCTGAAGGCGCACAACCCGTCCGTCCGACTGGTGACCGCGCAGGGCGGCACGTTCGTCCGCTGGCCGTCTGGAGCTGAGGCGAAATTGTTCGGCGCGTACACGCCCGAGGACGTCGAGCGACTGCGCGCGGGCGGGAATCGCTGCTTCGCGTGGTGCGAGGAGCTGGCGGCCTGGCGCTTCATCGACGCCTGTTGGGACCATCTGACGTTCGGACTGCGGCTCGGCGAGCACCCGCGCCGCGTCGCGTCGACCACGCCGAAGCCGAAGCCCCTGCTCCGTCAGCTCGTCGGCGATGAGCGCACGGCGATCTCGCGAGCGACGACGGACGACAATCCGAACCTCTCGCCAGCGTATCGCCGCTCGCTGGAGCGGTATCGCGGCACGCGGCTCGGACGGCAGGAGATCGGCGGCGAGATGCTCGACGACGTCGTCGGTGCGCTCTGGAATTGGGCCATGCTCGACGACCGCAGGCCGGCACCGCCCGACCTGGCGCGCTGCGTCGTCGCGGTCGACCCATCTGGCGGCTCGGACCCCGAGAACGACGAGCAGGGCATCGTGGCGTGCGGGCTCGGCGCCGACGCGCGCGGCTACGTGCTCGCCGATCGGTCGTGCAAGCTCTCGCCGGACGGCTGGGGCCGCCGCGCCGTCCAGGCGTACATCGACTTCCAGGCGGACGCGATCGTCGGCGAAGCGAACTTCGGCGGCGACATGGTCGAGGCCGTGATCCGCACGGCGGCGCGAGCGATGGGCGTGACCGTCACCTACAAGGCGGTTCACGCGTCTCGGGGCAAGGCCGTGCGCGCGCAGCCGATCGCGGCGCTCTACGAGCAGAAGCGCGTGTCACACTGTGACGTGTTCGCCGAGTTGGAGGAAGAGCTGACGTCCTGGACGCCAGAATCGGGCCGATCGCCGAACCGTCTCGACACGCTGGTCTGGGCGCTCACTGAGTTGCTCGTGAAAGACGTTCGCCAGACCTACGTCTACTAGCAAGGGGGTGATACCGTGGGCATCTTCGACTGGCTCGGCCCGACATCTCTCACGAAGCGGCGCGCCGCAGACATGCCGACGCCGGCGTCGCCGACGCTCGCGGCCGAATGGAAGGCGGCGCCGCCCGGAATGATCGAGGGCTTCAACGCCGCGTTCACCGTCCGCACGCTCGTTCACGGCCCCGGCGCTGGCGACTGGTCAAGCGGCTCGACCTCCGGCTCGGCCGGCAACTCGGCCGTGTTCGCCTGCCTCCAGGCGATCGCCTCAGCGGTTGCGGAGCCCGAGCTCGCGGTCTACCGCGTCGGCCCCGGCGAGCGGACCGAGCTTGAGGACACCGACCTGGGCGCGCTGCTCGCACGGCCCAACCCACACAT